GATCTTTTAATACTTTCTTGAGAGCATTTTGCGCTTCTCTGATATATACTTTTTCACCGTCTGTAGATTTTCTATCTCTATACTGCCTACCAAGTGATTTTATATTTTCCCAGCCGTTTTCAATATCTATATTGCCCTTTGAATCTATATTAGCCGCAATGGTATCAGCTATTTGTTCAGCTTTATCAAGTGCGCCTTTATCAGATTCTGTTTTCCAAAGATTCTTAACCCTTTTTAAAAATGGCTCAACGGACTTAGCTGTTCCTCGCTCAACACCAAGTCCTCTTTCTTTTCTCTTGTCATTTGAAAGATATTTTAACGCATCATCATATAAATGGTGCCCATGTTCTTTTGTTGGTTCAAACTTCTTCCCAGTCTCTTTATTTGTCTTGAATTGTTGGTATCTATTATTTGCGTGCGCACCTATACCTTCACCAGCAATTTGACCTAGTCCCTGAGTCCATTCAGGCGCACCTGCGGCACGAAGTCCAGTTGATGCCACCTGACCTGAGCCAACTCGTGTTGCAGCTCTCCCTATTGATTCCTTAGCTCCGCCAGCCCTACCCGCAAGATATGATGGTAGTGCGCCAATTGAACCTTGGGCTACCTCTTCTAATATTCCCTGTGGTTCAATATCTTCCTGGGAATATCCAAGTCTTTTTCTGATTTCATTTCCAAGGCCGCCCTGTTCCGGTAAGTATCCAGGATATGCGGGGTTCTTAATTCCTTTTCTTTCAAGTTGAGCCGCTAGTCTTTGTGCTTGCTCTTCGGTTATACCACCACGAGTAGTACCTTTAATTAATCCACCAAGTAATGTACGTGCTATAGCCATTATAATGCCCTGTATGTTTTTCCGGTGTTTTCATATTGAACCCCATTAGCACTATACTTTTGACCCACTTTTCTTTGATGTGGCGGGTGCTTTTGTATAAGCCTACCAATAACACTGTGCTCATCCTTGGACGCTTGTTTAAGTAGGGGATTTCTAAACTTCTCATATATCTTATCTAGTTGGGGGGCCGCTCGCTGTTCAGCAAGTTGTTGAATATTCTCAGGTATTCTTCCACCATTTTCAGCAATAACGCCCTCCATTGCTTTGTAGAATATTTGATCAGCTTGTACTAAATCCTTTGAACTTTCGATCAGTATTTTTCTTCCTGCTTTAGAGTTTGTAAGTGTAGGTATTGTTTTAAGATACGTATTGAGTTCTCCCTCAGTCATTCGTGAACCAAAGTACTGTTTAGCATACTTCAAGAACCCAGTAGCAGTTTTTTCATAATCCTGAGATTCAGGAGTAAGAAGAGAACTTAAGTCAGGGCCATATCCCTTAGCTCCCACAACCTTAATAGCTGATGCCCACAAAGGGTTTGAAAGTCTATTGCTATTATTGTAAGACTCCATCCTACTTAACGCATTCAATGCACCTTTGGAATCTTTATACTTTTCTCTTTCTGTATTCACATATTCAGACGCAGCCTTCATTTGCTCTTTACTTTGACCACCTTGTCCGCCACCAAGAGCTTCGCCAAGTGTCGGCCTTCTTTGCCTCCGTTGACCTTGACCCTGCTCTTGCTGTTGAGCAAACTCTTGATTTCCTACTGCTGGCTGCTGAACTTGTTGGGCTAATGGCATACCTTGTGATTCTTGGGTCCTCGACCCACCCATGGCCTGTTGCAGTTGTTGATCAACTGCATTAGAACCCTGTGGTCCAAGCTGGCCCTGTTCTCTAATTTGTTCAAGTTCTTGATCTTGATTTCCACCTTGCTCAGTACCATATCCTTGTGCAAGTTGTTGTATGGCAGACCATTGATCTCGTTCAGGAAGTTGAAGTATTAAGTTTGAAACGTCTTCAGGAAAGAACTTGTTGAGCGTGTCTCGCCTTGGTTTCATCTCAAGGTCTGCAGCTCTTTGTTGTGCAACTCTATGTAGCTTATCTATTGCATGTTCAGCAGTTTGCCGTCCAAGCTGTGATATAAAACTTTGTGCCATATTACGCCCCTTTTGGATTAGTTATGCCAAAATATTTTTTAGACTTAGCCTTAGGACTTATACCAAAGTATTGCTTTTGCTGTGGCTGTTGTGTTAGCTGTGAACTAATTCCTGGAGTAGCAGCTTTCTGACCCCTGCTTTTCATCCATGAGTCGAATTGCTGTTGAACATGTGGTCCTAATATATCAAGCATTTTTTGGTAGTTACTTTGACCACCTTGTTGATTAACTCCCTGATCATATTGCGGGGATAGACCAAGTCTCAATTCATCAAGTCCAAGTTGTTGGTTTCTTTGTCCAAATTGAGCCTCAAGCGCTGAAAGATCAGAACTTAAATTTGCACCGGCACCAGAAAGTTGTGAATGGAAGACTGGTGAACTTAATGCATTATCCCCACTTGTACTAAACTTATGAGCAAGACCAGGAACTATCTGTTGATTGAAAGTATTAAGTGCATTTTGACGAATTGGTTCAAATCCTTGTGAAGGGTTGTCAATTCTATTTCTTCCTGATTTGAGTGCCGAACTAAGTGATTCTCGTTGCTCAGGAGAGAACCTACTCATTGCTTGCTGGCCCTCTTGGGTATTAAATAGCCATTCCTGAAATGAAGGGTCCATCCCCCCTGTTCCTGTATTTCCAGTGGCGGCAGAAGGTTCGTTTTCATATGCATCACCAAATGCTCCCGCTATACCTCCAGCAACTCCGCCAAAAGCAGCGCCAATTCCTGCGCCGGGCAAGCCAGCAGCAGATCCAGTAATTCCGCCACCTGCAGCCCCCGTAGCCGCTCCTTTTCCTACGTTTCCCCAGAACTTACTCCAGGACCATTTTTTTGCCATATTATCTCCTATAAGAATTTAATGTATTCCAGAAAAACATACGTTCTTGTATATAAACTATAATCTGTTCCGCCGGTAGTTATATTTACATTAGTCGCATCAACAGTTAATTCCAAATTATTTGCGATGGCGGTTGCGCTTGCATAGGGTATCGGAATATAGGTAGTTGTTGATGGTTTAGACGCCCAGGCATATCTGCCCACAAAGGAATAAGTTGAGCCAATATTTGTTATTCCATGCGCAACCGATTTTGTACCCGCTACGGGAAGTGCACCAAACTCTACAACCGTACGGTATATATTACGCAAGTTCTGGAAATCGTTAGCTGCATTAAAAAGAAGCTGCCCGGTATTGAACTCAGTAGTTAAACAATAACCAGTAGTTTTTAAGTTAAGCGCAAGTGTTATGTCATTGATGTTTTGATATAACCGAACAAGTAGATCCTTAAACTCAGGTGAGTTCACATCCGCATCTTGGATCTCCTGTATATCAAATATATACGTAGATGGTAGATAGAGACCTTGGGTTGATATATCGTTTGCCATAATTGATCCTTATTGGAGCCTTGAGGCGGTTGCAACTACATAGAGGCATAATGCATGGAGTTGGAAATCACTTGACGCTATATCATATGAATCCATCTGAGTATCAGACATGTAGAACCTGAGTTGAGTTGAAGTGCCGTCTGACTGAAAGTACACGGGATGCCAGAGTCTTTCCTGGGTGTCTTCCATTGGATAGAGAGCGTAGGGAGTAGTCTCGAGGATGTTATTACCTACAATTGATCCTGTATCTGCCGCAGCTGCAATTGTCCCCTCTGAACTACTTGATGTTTGATAATCTACGGTTATTTCACCAGATTGAGTCCTATCAACAAGGCAATCAACCTTCTGTATATATGAGTTTCTATCGTCCTGTACCGAGAAGTTAAACTGTTTAGTGAGAAAGTTTATAACTGATACACGTTCCATTGTACCACCACCGGTATACACCTGGCTTGCAGTAAGTGCGTCAAATATATCAGGAGCTAATATAAGAACATTATCTGCATTAACCACCGATATTACTGGGTATATCCCATTAAATGGCCCCGTAAGTCCATTAAGGTTTGTTAAATAAACCCAATCTCCGGCATTAACTTGCGCAACATTGAGATTGTGATTCACTGAATAAATATTAACTTGATCGCTTACCAGAGTAATATTAGTTATTTGAAGCGCTTGAGCATTAGTAAAAATTTCTGAATCTATAATAAAGGTAAATCCCTCTTGGTTTCCACCCAGTATCTCTTGGTTGAGCGGTTGCGCGGCTCCAGAAGACCAAAGAACTCCATTATTATCCCAAGTAATATCTAAAGATGACCAACTTGTTGCTGATTGTGTGGCTGCGTAGTAATATCCAAAACAGGTTATTGAATCGTCATTGAAAGCCCAAGTTCCTGTTTTATAGTTGTACACGAGCACTTTGTTTGGGTAAGTGGAACTAAACGAATTCGTTGCCTCGGCGGGAAATGTCCAGTAGACTTGCTCCACATAAAAGTCCCGTATACCATATACACGATCAACAAGAGTAGAACCCGTATGAATATCCCAAACCGTATCGGGTATTTTCTGATCAATTCTTTCAACATTTGTCCCCGTACATGCATGTATACCTGTAGAGCCAATTCCCAATAACACCTTATCAAAGGGAACTGCAGAAAAAGTGGATTCTGCGCCAAGCTCAGTGTTTACCTTTTGCCAGGTAAACGGCATCGCATCATTATTAGTATATTTCAGAGTCCAGGTAGACCGCTCAAAGTATACTATAAGCTGATCTTTAATAAATCCACAAGAAACAATAGCTTCAAGCGTAGCCGCATCGAGCGCATTTCCATTGCCCGGAAGATCCCCGCGCCAAGCAGCCGCATCCAATGGGCTACCAATACGTGCCCATCGAGCCCTGTTCTTATAAACAACTGCAGATTCAGTAGTGTTAAGTGCTATTAAGTAATTCTTATAGACCACTATCATTAAACATGTCTGTAGTGTAATTGCGGCAGTTACTAATGGAGCAAGTGTTGCCCACGCTGCCCCAGTCCAGTACTGCAAACCATCAGCGGCCACATTATTGGTAACAAAAAGAAGCCTATCGCTTGCCAGCGCACCTCGCCACGTAGCTCCCCAAAAGAAGTCTGAGTCTGTTCCTGTCCATATACCAGTACCCAATCTTGACCAAGCGCCGCCGGTGAATTGATACGCGAACTGAGTATCAAAGGCATACGTAGGATCTGCGGTAGAATCGAGGGTTTGATATCTAATAAATCCCATTACTGGTTGTGCGGGATAGAAATAAATTGCAGTACCTGCTGCCAAACCAGTACCAGCCAATACAAATGCACCAGTAGCGGTGTCATAAGTCCCTGTTCCCGGCCCTGTTGCGAGCATTGCTGCTGGCGAACCCGCTTGATAAACCGTAAATATCTGGGTACCCGCAGAAAACATCTGCCCTACATTAAACTTTATACCCGGGACTGGTGATACTGGAGCGCCAATAGTACCAACCTGAACCCTGAGCCTTGATGAAAGTTGTGCTATTGAAAGAGCAACGCCACTATTCATTAAACGAGAGCCGAATCGCTTACGAACTCTTCCCCGGAAGGTATAGACATTACTCATCTCTTCGAAGGCATCCTCTGGAATTAGCCAACTTTTAAGGTCAGTCTGAAGGCCACCCTCCATAGGGGCTATAAGATATCTTTGGAATGCCATATTAGTACCCAAACACAGTATATCTAAATGATCCCGTTGCTGAACCAGTTGTGGTTCTCGTAGATATATATACCCTGAACTGATTAACCGCGACTATATCCACAAAGGCAACATCTGTATTCGTGTCCGAGGTAGAACCATTAGTACTCCTGCACACCATAACATTGAGGATCTGTGTTAAGACGGGCATACCTGCGCCACCAAATGTCACTGTGGTTAGGCCTGTGCCTGTTCCATTCCCACTGAATATTACAATTCCCGAAGGAAGATATGTCCAAAGTCCGGTTCCTGACGCAGGAGTTGATGTGCTTAAGGTAGATGCGGACATTGGGACATCTACTGCACCAGAAAACGCCTGATTATGAATAAATGTTTCTTGCTTTGCGGTTAATGGAAACGGAGCGGCAGGTACTTTATTGAATAACCCTGTTTCCGCAGCTGCGAATGTGGGTGCGGCAGCCTGAACTACCAATTCAAGAAATGAGTGTTTACCCTGATTGCCAGAACCGTCATTATACGTAACGTGGTTAATACCAAATGCAGTGTTTATAGTGGCGAAGTTTGCCAGTATAAGTGATTGAGTTTGTCCAAGACTTTGTGTTGATTGTGGAACAGTATTTAACATTATATCTCCCTAAAATGGTCCGCTGAACGCGCCGTATCCAAAACCAAAACCACGACGAAGACCAGAATTATTATATATAGTAGGCGCTCGTTCATTTGCCAATATTGTTGCAGTTGCCGTAAGTACCAATTGTTGTTGTTTTAAGAACTCAGGCATGTGCAGTTGCACCGTATCAAGATCAGCCCGGTCTTGAAGTATTTTCATTGCCGCGCCATATGCAATATACTGCCAGAATTGACGCACATTTGGCTGATCACTTGTTGCGAGTAATTCAGTGGGCAATATATCAACTTGCATAGTCACTGAGTATGCCTTATCAGGCACTGGTCGAATGGTGAACTTCTGA